CACCAGTACCCATCACAGCGGCACCAACAGTAAAGGTCCCCGTCACGGCCCCGACGGTTGTCAGGGTAGTTCCCGTGATCGTTGAAGTCGCCGAAGTCGCGCTGACGCCGGTGAAGGTTGATGTAATCGATAAGAAGTTCCCAACGAACAGACAATTCTGAATGCTCATGTTGGAACCACCTACAGGGATGGTTGCCGTGATTGCGGTAGTGAAGGTGAACGTCGGCCGCATACTACCAGAACCAAGGCCGATGATAGCAGTGTTACAGCCACGAAGAAGAAGCGTTGCTGCATCTGCGATCGTTTCGGTGTGTCCCGGAAGGATAAAGATAATATCCCCGCGCATTGGTATACAGGCGTTGTCGAGACAGAACTGAAGGGTGGAGAATGGGTCGAGAAAGGTTCCTCGATTACCGTTAGACGAACCGCGTTGCTGCGGATTCAGCATATCGGCATTGCCGACGAAGAATACTTGACCGGGCTGCATCTGCGTTAGTGGCATCCCACGAACAGATAACCCTGCGGCAAAGCCCTGAGGGAAATTAGTAAAAGGCATTTGTGACTCCTAAAAGGGATCTGGGGTTCCCACCAGACCAATCAAACTTATTAACGCCAGCGGCGCTCCTATTTGTACGTGGGATCGGTTTGTCAACCCCACGTACGATACTACCTTTCCTTACGGACCATTGCTGCCGAAGATTCCGCGTGGGTCAGTACACCCAACCGACATACGCATGTATGCCGCTGCCTTGGCATTCTTGGTATCGAAGTCATTGTCCTGACTGAACTCAGGCTGATCACGCCAGAACATCTGCATGCCGTTCGGGCAGTTCGTCCGAATGAAGAAGGCGTGAGCAGAGGTGAAGTAGTGATTGAGCTTGATACCTTTCGGGAAGGCGTTGGTCGCTTTCAACACGTTGATGTTGTTGTTAGCAGTCGAGGGTTGCAACACCGACTTCAGGATCCGATTAGCATTGTACCACTCTTGACGAGCGATGTGCAAGCTCTCCGGCATGATGTTGATGTTCAGGCCTCGGTCGGTCTGCGCACCCATGATCTGGATGGTTAGATCTTCCAGGCTCGCTTCCGACAGATCCGCCGCAGGGGATAGGGCGTTGCTGAAGTTCCCGCCGGTCACATTGACGTGAGCAGTGGAAATCAGCGCAGCACCGTCGCCGGTGGTGAAGTAGGTCGTGACGAACGCATTGTTGTACAGGAAGGCTGCCACGTTCTCCAGGGTTTGCGCCATGGAGAAGGCATTGGCTTTCGACCGACGCTGCGCAACGATTTCGTACAGGTTGTCGCGAAGCTCTTCATACGTCACAATGTAGCCAAGGGCGTATGCGATGTGGACGTAGCGGGTGATTGCGCCCTGCAGTTCCGAGTCAAACGTGATCGGGGCACCCTGGGCCTTGATAGGCGCCAAGCCAAACCCGGTTAGTTGGACATCTTCTTCATAGGCCTTGTCGGACGTTTCGATCGAGTACAGTTCCGTATATTCCGGAAGATGCTCGGCCCACATCTGACCCCATGTTGCGTGGACACCAGGCCACAGTAGTTTCGGGTGCGAACCAGTATTGATAACACCAGCCATGATCTATTCTCCTTAGGCGCCCGCAACCGGGGCTTTGTAACTGTGGTCATTGATCAGGCAGAGATACTTTGCATACTGACCGAAGGCGTTGTCGGAACGCTGGGCAAGACCCAGGATCTTCATCTGGAGAGCCGCCGTAGCTGCTTCCGTGGTGTTGTCCAACATCCAGCCTGAGACGAATCCGTTGTTGGTGCCGGCGACAAGAGAACAGTTCAGGCCAATTTCTGTAGCAGTGAATGGAGTGCCAGTTCCAATTTCCTGAACCTCAAAGATGATGTTCGGGTCATCCGCTACCATGACATAATAGTCATGAAGCTTGGTCGCTGGAATGATCGTGGTATTCAGGTTCGTTGGATCACCCATAACGCCACCATTGATAGGGCCACCCATACTAACGATGGCGCCGGTGATCAGATTGGTCGAACCAGCCGTTGCCAGGACAACCGTGGGAACACCACGAGCATCAGCACTACCAGCCAGCACAACAGGATCACCAATCGCATAGGCGTTGGAATCTCCCGATGCCGGGATACAGTACAGGCGAGCCTGTCCGTTCCACGGCGACCCGTTCAGATACTGAACAGGTGATAGCCCCATAGGGCGGTTAACATTTGCCATTTCAACTTCTCCTTAACGGTTTAGGTACAAACATATCAGCCTTGGTTTGAGAACCAACATAGCGTTTATCAACATCAGCAGCTGCGTCTTTCTCCGCACCCACGCGACCAGCGCGAAGTGTGGCGACAAACTTCTCGTTGCCTTGCTGCTGAAGCGCTAGGTCCTCTTGACGCCATTCCTCTTTAAGCTTCATAAGGTACAGTCTTTTAGGCTGTCCGTCCGTATCTAATTCATCACCTGCTACTACACTTACTCTTGAACCCATGTCAGTGTTGCCAGAGACTTTCGCGTCTCCACCAAGACTGACGTTGTTCAGTTGACCTTCATTGTTCCCTACAAACTCGTAGCCGGCGCGGAGGGCTTGTTCCACCCTCGCGTTACCAAGCATCCAATAAAGATAGTACCCCGGGATTTCTGCCGACGCCAGCTTCTGCTGTGGCACCGACATTGGGATGCGGGTACGGGAAGAGACTGGGGTTGGTCCGTTGGCGGGGCTGGTTGCGATGACTGTCATGTTATTCTCCGGTATATAGTTTAGCGTAATGGGTCTGCCAGGATTTTACATCCTTGAACATTTTGTTCTCACCGACAAAGCGTGCAGCTTGCTTGTCACAGATCGCGCGAGCTTCGGCGGGAAGGTTGGCGTAGGTTGCAGGACCAGAACCTCGAGGTCCACCAGCGCCACCACCACCTTCAACCTTGTCTTGGCGGGGAGAGCCACCACCAAACAAAGCATCTACCCCTGCCGTCACATCATCGAGAAAGGCATTACCAGTCTTTGTATTACCCTCGGCGCGGAGTTTGTTTGCTACCCCCTGAGCCATACCAGTCTTTATATGATCAGTACCAAACCACGTGTTGACAGCATTCCAAGCCTTGAACTCAGGTGAAATGGTATCAGAGACCGGAGCTTCCTTTGGAGGCACCACCGTCGCCACAGTCTTCGTAACCCGCTGCGCGGAGTCGAATTCGGAAAGCTGAGCCTGGGCCGCAACCTCCGCATCCACATCACCGTCAACCTTGGCTGCCTTCAAGCCATCCAGAATTTCACGCCGAGCTGCAGCGACCTGCGCCTTCGTAGCCTCTTCGTGAAAAACTCGGAAGTCTTCCATCGAAGCTGACTGCTCGGCAATCTTGGCCTTCAAGCTAGCTAACTCCGCATTCAAGCCGCCAACCGTCGCAAGCAACCGTTCATTGTTCTTGTGAAGGATAGGCATCACATGCTTACCCTTTTCGACGAAGGCCTCAGCCTCAACCCAGTTTGCCTCGTCGCCCCGAAACTGTTCTTTAGGCACCCAGCCCATTAGCGCTGCCTGTTGTTCCACCGTTTGTGTATCAGCCATGATTGATCTCCTCGACAGTGATCCGAGCAAAGATATCATTGTCATTGACCAAACGATACTGCTTTCCATCATCAGGACCGACGCACATATAGCCAGCGAACTTGGTCACGATGACACGATCGCCGGGGGCAGCACGAGGAAACTTCTCATCATCCCAAGCACAGGCACCAACCTCCACCACAGTCGCACGCTGGTCTACCATCAGACTACGCTCCTTGACTGTAGCCGGCAGTTCAATCAACCCACCCTTTACCGCGGTGGCATCATAGGGCGCGAGTAAAACCGCACGCCCAAGCGGGGCCAATCCAGAAGTATTAATCATCATTCAACTCCGAAATAAGTAGTTCATAATCTAGACCCCGTAGCTGATTCAACACATCGAGGTTCCCGACGATCTGGCACCGGACATTTGCAGCTTCCCACTCGGTGTCACGTATGAGTAATCCGCCTTCGAGACGATCCCGAAGCTTCTCACGCCATACCGCCAGCAGGTCCTGAAGCCCCTTGGTCACCGGATGCACCTGCCATTCCTGGAACTGCTCCTGCGTTAGACTTGGCTTGCTCATTCTTACCCCCATCCATCATTAGCTTAATTTGATTTACCAGAGAGTCGTTGTGTTCCTTTCTGGCTCCTATCATGGCTTCAAAGGCCGCGATTTCATGGCCGCGGGATACTCCCCCGGCTTCCTCATATAGCTTAGCTACCTGTGCGTGCAACTGCATAATCTTGGCATCGTTGACACGCTTCTCTTCAAGCTTCTCGACGATGAACATTTGTTTCTCTTGATCCAAGGCGTCCTTCTTGGATTGGGCTTTGAGCTGCTCAACCTGCATCTTCGGATTTGGCAGGGGTTTAACCTTGTCAGGTCCTGGATAGATCTGCTCAATACCGTCAACGTGCAGGGCGGTGAGGAAACGCTTTTCAACCTCTTGCAAGTTATATCCCGGCGTCATCATAGCATTCTGCTTAAGGAGTTGAGCCTGAGCAAAACGCTGCTCATCCGAAACAATGTTCGGGTCAGCTGCGGGGACAATAGCCTTGGCGTCGCCGAGGAAATCTTCCCGAAGAATATCACCACCCTTGTCGCCGAAGGTAGTCTTCGCTGGGAGAAAGGTCCCGTTGAGCTTGTAAAGCTTCTTGAACTCATCCCGCATGGAACGCCAGCAACGCTTGAAGATTGCCGAATAGATTCGACCGCCCTCAGCAATCATGGCTTGCGTGGTAGAGGCAGGGGTATTCTGACCTGGATTCTCACCAGAACGTACGTCGGTTGAACCTGTGATTCGATTTGTATAATCGATCAGGAGGGAGAGAAGTTGAAGCAACACATTAGAAGGCTCCCGAACAGGCAGCGATACAATCGACTTGTGAAGGTCATCCCCTGTTGAATCAACGCGCTTCCACTCGAACGGTGCGAAGGTGTAATTCCCGCCGCGGATTTTTGCACCCCGACCTAGAAACCCACCACCACCATTTGCCATAGTACCTGCGTCAACAAGCTGATTAACCAGCGAATTAACTGATTCATTGAGAGGTCCACAGAGTATCCCGAATCCAATGTCATATATGCCGCCATCAGGCGACGGTATGAAAGAGTACTTGGTGAAGTACTCAGTCGGCTCGATTGAAATTATTTCACCGGCACGGGAGCCGTACTGAACTCGTTCGACAGCGCGTTCGTCTTCAAAGCGGGTGACGATGCGCAAGACCTTAGTCGACGACTCTTCAATCGTGATGACGTAGGGCTCGGCATACCCGTCACCATCAAGATCAAGGGATACATGCTGCTCCAGGGCGACGAATGAAGTTGTCGGATCAGCCGGCGGTGGGGCCGTCCCTTGGCGTAGGTCAGTTTTCAGGGTATGAATCGTGGCCACGTTCTGTGGGGCGGGACTGTACCAGCCGTCCGACAACACGTCTCGAAAGGTTCCGCGAAGAACTCTTTCATGAATATCGTTACGAGATAGGGGGAATACATGGGTCTTACGTGGACAATCTTCCACGGTCTTTGCCCAATAGTTCATCACCAGATCCTGAGCAAGAACGACCTCGCTGACATTGTGCTTGTTCCGAGACTGATGGAATGTCTTGACAAAGGTTGTACCGACGACAGCGAGATTGATCAAGAGTTTGTCGTGTTGCTCTTCCCAGGCGGAATCCTCTTCACCAA